TATAATATGTTCCTCGGAAATACAATTTAAAACATATGTCCATGTAGTATCATTCACCTGTAACATTCTTGACATTTCTACTATGCGAAATACATACCTAGAAGTTATAGATGAATCACGCAATCCATAATCAATATGTAATTTTTCTTCTCCCATAATAGGAATATTTGCGGCCAGACCCGTGGAATCTGTAATAGCAACTTCAGCCTGCATTACATGCTGAAACATATCCTCATAAAGATTTAGCTCATTGTATACCATTCTTATGTCTGTAGTGGCGCCATCAATGTTTTCAATGGTAAGTTCATGGAGCTCATAGTCTCCAGGTATACGATACCGACCTCCCCCTCCAGTTATTTCGTTAGCCATTATCTATAAACCTTTCTTGCTTCTTTAAGTATACCTTTAACATATGCATCATCAATCAACTTAATTTGTCGTTTAGATTCATTTAATTTTCGATAATAATCAAATCCAGAAACACTAACTCTTTCACTTGAACTTAATCCATCATATGTAGTTAAATCTATTTCCAGATGTAACTCTGATACTGTAGATGTTTCGCTTCTAATAATTTGCTCATAATGATGTACAGTACTTTTAGCTAGAGCAAGGTTACTATATTTGTTTAAAATAAAATTACTAAAATCTCTATTTGATAATGGCCAATCATATAAAGGATTCATTATATTATTTACAAAGAAAATAATCCAAGTATATTTTACACTACCATAGTACCTATATGAAAGAGTATCGGGCCTTTCTCCATCCTGTATAATATAAGGATAGATTGTAATTGCATTTCTAACCACAGCTTCACGTAATTGTGTTCGTAGAAATATATTAGTGGCCGATGTTGTTACTCGCGGCTTAATTTTTTCTATGTCATATTCGATATTTGGTAAATTAGTAAAATATTCTGACATTAATATCCTTCTGTAATATATTCTCTTGTCAACAATTCTGTTTCTTTGAAAGAAAGTGAAAGTCGTATTTCTACGGGCGCGTTAGTTCCTTTAAAAAAAACTGGAATTCCACCTGATGCGCCATAATCTACAGCCAGTTGTGTCAAAACTGACCTTCCTATTTGATATAAGGGGACGGCGGCATTTGCGGGGAAAAAATCAATTGAGAAATCTCTTGGATATTTAAAAAAATAAGATTTGCCCGCATGTTTAGGAGTAGTTTGTTTTGATCTGCCACTGAGGATATTAACATCAGCCTGCAAACTACCACCTACAGGAACCTGGCTTGTTTTTTCCGTATCAGTCTTAAATCGCGCAAACCCCTCAGTGCTTGGTAACATTGACTTTTTAAATACTGTAATAATGTCTCGTACAACCTTAGATTCGGCTGGACTTTTTGGATAAAATTCAAAATCAAATGAATGTTCCCGAAACTTATTTACACCTTTAAATACAGTTTTAAGATGGGGGTTTATTGCCAGTCTTGTACCTAAAGAAAGTGCAGCGGCTGCCGTATCAACATTTGCAATTTTCCCGATAAAAGATTTACCTACACCAGTTTGTGATGCTAACATCGCCTTTTGTGCGGCTCCCATATCATTTACTACACCTGTAGTCTTCTCTACCATGCTCGATATAGTACCCTTTAAAGCCGAGCCATATTTTCCTGCTGGTCCTACTCCTGATGTGGCGGCTTCAAAGTTTTGCATATTTTTAGTCGCCTTTTCAATTTCATCCATCGCAACTTTACCAAAAACTCCCAATTCTACATCTCCCCACTCCGCCGCATAAGATGTTTTCAACCCATTTTTAGGAATATATAAAGCAATAGAATCTACTGTTTCTGTTTTATTAACCCGAATAGATGAAGGATTGACATTTCCTTCTTCTCCTCTTCTTCCTTCCGTTCTTATTAGTTCTTCCGTCCGCCCAATTTTTCTAATATATGGTTTGTCTTCCTTGATCGTAAAAATCATATAATGTTGCTCTTCGGTAGATCCTAACTCTGCTGGGTATTGGTAATTGTTGGTCTGGCCAAGTTTTGTAAATATAGGATATGCCATATTAATATCCAGCCTCCGCCGTTTGTCTAGTCATTATAGACGTTTCTTTAAAATTTAATGTCATAGATATTTGAACGGGCTCTCCTGTTCTCTTAAAAAATACTGGTATTCCAGATCCATTATAATCAACACTCATATTTGTTAATACAGACCTAGACAATTTAAACAAAGTTTGGTCACTGCCTCGCTTTTGAATTGCGCCATTAGGGAAAAAGCTAATATCAAATTCATTAGGAAAATTCAAATATCCTGTGGGAGAAGGCGCGGCATCTCTAGTTTCTGCACGGTTCAAATTAGTACGAGGTACACTAGGTAACATATTTGATTTAAATTCTTTTATAATGTTCCTTATCAGGCGCGATTCCCCTTCACTTTTAGGCAACATTTTAAATTCAAATGCATGTTGTCGAAACCCCACACCTTTAAAAAAAACATGCATATATGGATCAGCAACTTTTCTTGTTACATGACTAGCAATTGATTGTTGTATATCTGAAGTTAATCCAGGAAGAACAGCATTTTTTGCTACCATCATCATAGTAAATTGTTGAACATCAAACTCAGACATGGAGGCCATTCCGTTTTTAATTTGATCTACGAGACCAGAAGAATTGTCGTTCATACCTCCAACAAGTTCAGCCCCTATTTGACCAGCAACACCAAAAGAACGTGATGTCCAATCTGCTCCATATGATGTTTTTAATGCTCCTGTAGGAATATACATAACAATATCTTGTACACCTTTAGGTTTTTCTATCCCATCTGAATAATCTTTAATAGAAAATACCATAAAAGACGCTCCATCTGATGTGCCAGATTCAAGAGTCTCTGGATATATCAAGGCCGGTTTAGACGCTCCCACTTGGGTTTGTCCGTGTAGCGAACTTCTCGCCAATCTAATTTGTGGATACATTTACTCTCCCTAAATAAACTATATACTTATATTATTTAGTCAAAGGATTGTATGGCATATAAAGGAAAATATAGAGTTTTAAACATAAAGAAATACAAAGGGGATCCAACATCAGTTATATATCGATCATTATGGGAAAGAAAATTCATGGTTTATTGTGATACAAAAGTTAGTATTTTAAAATGGTCTAGTGAAGAAATAATTGTACCCTATAGATCACCCATTGATAGAAAAATGCATCGATATTTTCCCGATTTTTGGGTTAAAACAGAAAATGGGTGCACTCTCGTAGAAATTAAACCCAAAGCACAAACAAAACCACCCCAAAAAAAGAAAAAAACAAAAAATAGATATTTAAAAGAAGTATATACATATGGAGTTAATGAAGCAAAATGGAATTCTGCTAAAGAATACTGCATTGATCGAGGATGGACATTTAAAATAATAACTGAAGACGATCTGTTATAAATATTTGCACTATGGCCAGTTTACTCGACAAACTTAAAGACTCAATCAATAAAAGACAAACAACCATAAGGGCGCGAGAAGCAGCTGATTGGTTTAGAAGTAAAGCTAGGCTTATTCGAGGAGCCGCCAGAGCCCAATTTCAATCAGTAACACCTGACAAACTCTTTCAAGAGAGAGATTCAACAGCGAAAAGTAGTAATGTAATAGGAAAAATGTATGGGTTTTATTATGACCCCAAACATAAATTGACACTTCCACATTATGATAATTTTCCATTAATATTTCCAATAGAATCATATTCCGATGGATTTTTAGGTATCAATTTACATTATATATCACCATTTTATCGTGCCGTATTAATGGATAAATTAAACAGTCTTGCGTCAAATAGAAAATACGATGCTTCGACAAAATTACGTATTTCATACAGTACATTAAATGAGTTTACAAAATATAAACACGCAAAACCATGTATTAAAAGATATCTTTTTGGGCATATTCGTTCACAATTGGTTAATATAGATGCCGATGAATGGGAAGTGGCCATTTTCTTACCCGTTGAAAGATTTAAAAAAGAATCAAAACAAGCTGTTTGGGCAAAAAGTTCTAAACAATTTTAAGGAAACAACAAATGGATCTATCATCATTTAAAGCAAACATAAGTAAACTGGGAGGTCCAGCTGTATCTCATAGATTTGAGATATCAATTCCCTATTCGGGAGATGGCTCTAGGGTATGGCAACGTGCTGGTAATACTCCAGCAAATGCGGGTGCTTTAGCAGATAAAATTTTTAAAGTAACATGTCTTACAGCAGAACTTCCGGGGAAAGCCTTTGCTACATCAGAGGAAAGAACCTATGGTCCAATACGAAAGCGCCCATATTCACAATTTTTTACAGACGCCGCTTTTACATTCATGGGAACTAGACATATGCCAGAAAAGAAATTTTTCGATTCATGGATGGATACTATTCAAGATCCAGATACATTTGATTTTGAATATTATAATAAATTTACGACCGATGTAACAGTTACCCAATTTGATGTAACTAATAAGCCGGTTTATCAATGTAAATTAATTGAAGCATGGCCGTTAAATATTGGCGCAATAGCCCTTGATTGGGGCGCTACAAATGAATTCCCTAGATTAACCGTGACCATGGCATATCGTAAATGGAAAGATACTTCTCAAAAAGGAGTAGAAGGAAGATTTAACACACAAATAGTCTCCGCAGGCACAGGCACAACTAGCGGAGGTAGAGATCAATTTGAAGGACAACAAATTAGATACAAC